TGCAATCATTGGTACTATTGGTGGTGGCTTTATTAAGTATGGAGAGATCATGTCAAAGATTGATAGCATTGATCCATCTAAAGTAAGCACAGTTAAGAATGATATGTTGATATTACAAAAAGAAGTTGAATTATTAAAAGTTCAAATGAAAGAACTTAGAGCTTCTAATTCTAATCCACTTGCAAGATAATGGTTGTATATAGAGGAGAAAGATTTTCTGGTTACAACAAACCAAAGTCAACTCCTGGTCAAAGAAAGAAATCAGCAGTTCTTGCTAAACAAAATGGCAAAGTAAAACTTGTTCGTTTTGGTGATCCAAATATGAAGATTAAAAAACATATAGAAGCAAGACGTAAATCATTTAGAGCTAGACATAAATGCGAAGGTGAGACTAATAAATTATCAGCTAGATATTGGTCTTGTAAAGCATGGTAATTAATGGCTAAGAAAAAATTTAGATTACAGCATGTAGGGTTTTGTAAAACTTGTAGTGTTGAAATTATTAATACAGATTCTTTTGTTATCTACGCAGATAGAAACTGTCAGCATGTAAGCTGTATGGAGAAAGAATATAAAGATGGCGTTTCTAAACCACAACATCCCAGTTTGGAAAGCAAAGATCAGACTAGAGTTTCTATATAATAAAGAAAAACATATAGGAGAAGAAGAGGATTGTTTAATCCATTCTATTACTACATTAGAAGGTAGAACTCCTTTGTTTAATATCTTGCTGCCTAATGGTGCTAACTATGCAAGACTTCCAATACATGCTTTCTTTTCAGACAAGTATAATAGAAATGAAGTAAAAGATTTGCAGTTAAAAGACTTGGCTTATTGGGATTGTTTATCTTACTATGCAGGTATCATTGAGTATAATGCGTTAGCCACTTCTCAATGTAAGTTCTTAGACAGAGATAATAAAATGCACAAAGCTAATTATTTCTTTAGTATTGATTATGCTCAACCTGATATGTCTTTCTTAAACGTTACATATTCAGAGGTATCGCAAGAGCATAAGCATCATCATATCTTGGAGATAGATAATGATGATATATGGTGCGGAAATTATGCGCTAATGCCTAACAACCGAATTTTATTTAATCTTCCAAACTTTACTGTTAAAGATGGAGTACCAGATTATAAAGTTAATTTGGATTATCCAAGTGTTGAGACTGACAGTTGGAAAACAACTAATGATGATAGTCAATTTTATAATACAAAAAAGTAACTATGCCGCTAAGTAAAAAGGGAAAAAAGATTATGAAAGAAATGCAAAAAAATTATGGTAAGAAAAGAGGAGCTTCTGTATTCTATGCATCTTTTAATAAAGGAATAATTAAAGGCGTTAAAAAATAATTTAATATAGGGAGTCTCAACGAAAAACTCCCTATACTTCTACGCTAGATAAAAACAAATATAGACACTTTCAAAATTGACATAGTCAATATTCATTTGGCAGTCTATTTCTCCAATTGAATTCATTAATAATTAAATTTTTTTATACAATACCTTTAACACTCTGCGCTTCTTCTTGCTATCATAATATCCATGATAACCTACTATCTCTCTTTTTTTAGTCATGTCTCTCTCCTTAGTTGTTTCACAACCTACAGTACGCATACCAATTATTCTTTAACTGGCTATATCTTCAAACTCTAAATCCTTCATACCAAGTTCGTATGCAGCTTTCCTTTTCTTCTCTGCAACTTTAAGCGCTTCTTCTTCTAACTTCTTTTCTTTTTCAAGTAGAGTATAATAACGCTTTTCTATCTTGACTTGTTTTTTAGGATCGTTTTCTCTATCCATTCTTTTCTTTTTCTTTTACTTGTTTAATGTTGGCAGAGATAAATTTAACATTAGTAATCTCTAAGTCTTTTATCTTGCCAGGTTTTTCTGACTTTGCGGCAACTTCCACATCATCAAAAATCTCTTTAAACTTTGCATTGAATTCGTAAAAATAAGTTTTTTCAAATTTCATTTACCGGATATATTTCGTTGACTTTCAAAGAACTTATCTTTGTTAGTTGTTGATGACTTAGTTTAATCTTTCTCTGAGGGTATCTTACATCCTTAGATAATAGATTAGCTCTAGCTAAATCATTTACGATTGCATTGGATCTACTTCTAGTAAAGCCAAAGCGATTGCCAATCTCTATTAAAGTGGGGGAGTAGTTCTTTTCTTTAACAAAGTTAGCTATGTAATTTAATACATCTGCCTTGACTTTACTTAGAAATATATAGTCTTTGCCATTCTTCTTATTCATTTTTTATCCTTTGGAAATAAACTATGAACATTAGAATGTTTATAAGAGTCATTACCTGAACTCTTAATAGTATCTAGTTCTAATAATAATTGATCCAAAAACCATTTGCATTTTCTTGTATCTTCAATGGCTTTCTCTAAAGTAAAACCATTCTTACTACCAAAACGCATAATGTATTTCATTATAGAAGCTCTAAGATAACCAACCATTTCTGCTTCAGATAACTGAGAGCAGATAGCATGGATAGTCTCTATTGATTTGTTCTTATAATGACTTGGATTAATATTATCGCTCATAGATTAAAACGGCATTTTATCTTTTGTTGACTCTTTAAACGGATTTACTTTAATAGAAATATCCGGTGCTTTCTCATTCTTCTTAGCTGTATTAATCCAACCAGAGATAGACCATTTCTTTCCATCAATCATTCCGCTACCTGTATATTGTGGGTCTTGTTTCCCTTCTCTACGCTTTGCATTTTTCCATAGAGAAAGCGTATTATCATATTTATTATCTGCCATTGTTACTCCTTGTTCTTACTGTTTGCTCTGCTTTTTTTCTAGCTTGTAGTATTGTGTTGTAGAAGTCTTGATCTTCAACTTGCATAAACCCTAGCTTCTCAGAATACTGCGACCAAATTTGTTGCAAGTTCTTTTCTAATATTCCAGGTGTTGTTGAAAACTTTTCTGCATCTTGTATCTTAGTAATGATGTCGTCTCTAGCGTCATCTGTAGATTGAGACTTAGATTGAACATAAGTATTACTAAAATTCTGTACTGGATTTGATTTAACAAAATCATTCATCTCTTCAAAGGTTGCTAGCTCTGAACCTGCAAACCCTGCTATACCTAAAGCTCTTCCAATAGATACTGATTCTATCTTCTCAAATTCTTTATCTTTCTTTACTGTCTGTTTAGAATGTCCAGTTCCTATTAACTTTCCATCTAAAAATATTTCAGTTTGAAACATTGCCATACCATCTGGGTATGTTGTTGTTGTCTTAACGCATAGTCTCTCACCAAACTTTTGTCTTACAAAGTTTAGTCTATCAACTACTTTAAGATATTTTCTACCTTGAATATTAATGAAACTGTCTTTAGTATTTTCACTAAATTCTTTGATAGCATCTATCAGGTTTATACTCTCCATCTTTTCTCCTTTGTTATTGTTAATTGTTTTCATATCCCAAATAAATGTCTTATTGTTTCAACTGCAACTAATGCAAGCATAGCAATAATAAACATTTCAAATCTATCGTTTCTCATTTTTATAATAATTTAAAAATCTAGTTATATATTCTTCAGGCACATCGTTCCAAAAGAAGTCTTGTTTTTTTCTTATGTCTGAAAAATCTGGTTTAATAAGTCTTGCCAAAGCATAAGGATCTCCATTAGCCATCTTTAATTTCTGTTCCCATATTTGTTGGTACATAACCAACTCATCTAAGAAATGTTTTAAGTTCTCAGGTTTTAAATCATCACAATTGTTTTCAGTAAATACTTTATATTCAAAATGATTAGCATAAATAAGAACAGGTTTCTTACCACCAGTTGCATAATTGTAAGCTGCCATTTGCATACAATCAGAATGGAATGGTTGTTGAGGTACTGCTCTCTTAGTATATGAATAACCTTTTTTAGTTTTAATTACTGAACCAAATATATTTTTTAAATCTACAATATAATCTTGCCCCTCTAAATCTATAAACATTTTAAAGTAAGTTCCTATTCCATCTATCCAAGTTGCATACTCAGTTTCAAAATTCCAATCTTGTTTTGGCAGACTCTCTATTGCTGTTTGAAATTGCTTTAATGTTAATTTAAAATTCTTAGCCATGTAATATCTTTTGGCTTTATCTTTTTCGTCTATTGGTTTTTCTGCTTTTAATGATTTGAATAATGATTTGTCTTT